TTGCGGGTGGTCTTTCGCATAGCCTCAAGGATAGCCTCATCTCCATCATCCTTGTTGCGCCAGTAATCATTAGAATAAATTCCACTCAAGCAAGCGGAGGATGCAATGATTCCTTCACTGTGTTCTCGTAGCATATCATAATCAATGCGAGGGAACCTATAGAAATTCTCTGGCTTGAAAGATTTAGACACCAACTCAAAAAGATTGTTCAACCCTGTTTGGTTCTGAGCCAGCAAGATTAGGTGGGAACGTTGTTTTAAAAAATCTTTAACTGTGCGGTCTTCCGTTTCAATTACCGCACCAGAAGCATCATCCTTCTTAGCCACTTTGTTTTTCTTCTCCGCAGCTTGACGTTCATACTCTTCACGCCATGCAGGAAGAGAGTCAACGAAGTACGCCTCCAAGCCGAAGATTGGTTTAAAATCTTTACCCTCGGCTTGCATTTTCTTAGCGTGAAGCACCTGATATGCTAGCCCATTTGCGTTGCCGTGTTCAGTCAACGCTAAAGCATTCATGCCGTTGCTGTATGCAAAATCCATATGGTCTTGAGGATAACCCAACCCATCAAACGGGGAGCCAGCCACGCTGTGACCATGTAATCCTACGAAGGGAATTTTTGATTGTACTCTCTTTTCAATCGTCGTGTCCAATTGGGTTCCACTCATTATACTTCATCCTCTCTGGTTTATTAACTGTAACACTAGCACTCAAATAATTTTTATAACTGCCCCAATCGTCCACCCGATAATACCAAGGAACTGGAGCTTCGTTACTTGCCTCTATTATAACATCTTTGAACACAATGTCAAGAGAAAAGTATCTCGCTGAGTATCTTTTTTCAAGGGGTAGGCGATTGCCCTCTCTATCCCAACCGACTGTTGCCTGTGCTCTCACGCTTCTCCTACATTTTTTAAAATCTTCAGCATCAAAAGTAAACCCAAGATACTCATCATCTTTAACAGACTTTCCATCATATGTCAAGCAAAAAGTTTCAGGGCTTGAAATTAATTTTCTATGCTCTCGCAAAATATCAATAGGGTATACTCCATATGGGAAAGCAACATAATATTTATCTGGAATGATCCACTTGCTAAGTTTCCTGCTTATATGATAGGCAGACAGCGCACCATATAACACACTCCAACCAAGGCAATCTCTGCGGTCCCGATCTTTTGGATGAACTGGAACATAAAAAATAGGAATTTGTTTCTCTTCCTCTGAAGATAAAGGTCCACGGTGCAGCGAAACAGGATCATATACCCACTCTCCTACTCGTTCTCGCACCAACCCTTGAGTCTCCTTGTGACATATAATCCAAATAGTTTCACAACCAGCCATAGCACACTCTGCAACAGCACGCTCTAGAGCAAGATATTCTTTTCCAATTGGCATCAAACTATCATGCCACGGAAAATTAAAATCTAATGCCTGACCAGCAATAGGAACAATGCCTGCCAAGTGAAAAGATTTCTGATTCTGTAAGCCAGACTCAATCACTTAAACTCCACATCGTTTATCTCAGGGTATACATTCTTTCCAAGCGGAAAGACTTCTCTCAATGCTGTCTCAATCTTAAGCGCATAACGTGACTTGCCACAACTCTGCCCCCTAATGCCCACTTCTTTCATCATATCCAGAACTTTAAATCTAACATAGGTGTCCGACCAATCTAGATCTTCAAGCTGTTCTTTGGTCATATACGAAATCGCAGCAGCATCTTTCTTATTAGGATGATATCCATCAAGCCTATCAGTTGGATAAAAATGTATACACTTAACAAAATCTGACGTGTCTTCTATCTTTTCGTGGTCATGATTCATACCACTACGAACATTAATCCAATCAATCACTTCAAATATCTCACTCGTCTTACTAATCGGTGCTGGTAGCCCAACGACACCATCATCTGAAAAAATTATTAATTTATTAAACTTGACCACAAAAAGAAAAGCATTTCTTGTTGAGATTCTAAGAGAATTGTTTTCTTCATAACGAATACTATCAACCTTTTCATCGAAAGGGATCTGCCCGACAAGAGATAATAAAAAAGCAAGCCGACCAAACTCCCCATCAGAATGTTCTTCACTAAAACGATGAGGAGGGGTCGGCTTGTAAATTATAATTGGTAAACGATTTTCTTTTGCAAATTTTAAAGCTGAAAGAGTACCGCCGACGACCACCTTGTCAAAAGATAGTTCATGCTTGCGAGTCAACTTGCTTCCCTTGTTAATCTTCTATTCAATGCTCTTTTGATTTGGCTGGCTTTTCTTAAAACTGCTTTTGCGTAACCCACGCCTGTCTGATTTGGGTTGTCTCCTCTACAACGGAAACCTGCATTGTACCCACACAACCCAATGAAATAATGACGACGCTTACATTTCTTACTTTCACACTTGCCATAATTATGCAACCACCAACCAAAAATCTGTCCTCCTGTACGAATAGACAAAACAGGTTCAAACAATTGCTTACAAAGATACTTCACTCCATTTGTTGGTTTTCTCCCAGTGTATCTTGGCACAACTTGAGTAAGCCCACAGGCATTTGCTTTGCTAACAGCAGTTGGTTTCCAATGACTCTCAACGTGAATCAAGGCAACCAATACTTCCGGTTCAATGTCTCTTTCTTCCGCAACCTCGACAACAAGATCCATATGTTCACAAGCTCGTTCTGCATTCGGCATCCCAATGGCGACAACCGCTACACATAAAAGTTCTGACAACATAAACATATCTTACTCCTTCACTGTGCCTAGCACATAATTCTCTAAGATTAGATGTACAACTTCTTCACCCAAGTCCACGCTCTTTAACATATGCCCCTCAACAACAAGAATATCGCCAGGGGTTATGTTGAGTGTGCAATCAGGTGATTTAGAAATAAGCTGCACCGCTTCTACTTCTTTTGTAATTTTATAAGAGTCTGGAACCAGCACCGCAGAAGCCTCTGCTTCTGGGTCTGGCTCAAACACTTCTACACATAAATGTCTATTACATGGTTCAAACATTTGACCACCTCTCATACTTTCAAGCCAGAAACCTTGCTATAGAAATCCATCAACTGTTCAATGTCGGTGTCATCTTTAACCAGACGATATGCCTTGACAGCCATACTGACTTCTTCTTTTGAAAGCCAACCATTCTCAACATAGTTCGCTTTCAAAGCTCGCTTTTGCTCTTTGAAGGGTTCCATTGCTTCCTCAACAGCCGCGAGCGATTGAATGTAATCGCCAATACGTTGTTCTTTTTCGTTTAGGGTAGTGTTGTCATCTTTTGTATTGCTCATCTTTTCTCCTTTGGGATTCATCCCCATTTGTTATATCTATAATACTACTTTTTTGCTTGTTTGTCAAGCATTTTTTTAACTTTTTTTTTCTGCTGTGATTACCCGCACTTAGCGTATCCACAGGATGCACAAGTTACGCAACCGTCTTGATATATCAACGACTCACTTTCACAAACAGAACAAATTTTATCGCTCGGCACCTCGCCGTCCTGAATATAATTTTTTAAAATTCTGGCGATGCAGCGAGAAAAACAAAACATATCACTGTCCTTATCTTTGTGTAGTTGCTCAACCATAAACTTGGCTTGCGCTCCGTGACGCAACCCCAATGAAATCATACGAGTAAACGCCGAATTGTTTGGATTGTCAAACGCTTTGACTATATCCTTAATTGTGATAGTATCACCATTAAAACCAAATGTCAAGTCATATCTATTATCTTTTGTTTTAAAACTATGTTTAATCAACTCGCCTTTGATATACCGCTTGGGAATTTCAATCAAATTGGCTTCACCACCCATAATCTCATAAGGTTTTCCTTCATACAGCCCCACCAAAATGGTCCACTTCTCTCCCTTTATTGTAGTGTGATGAATATCACATTCTAAAGCCTCTGGACGCTTAGGAGATTCATGTTGTGGAAACTCTATCAAATTGTCTGTCTTCGCAAGCAACACACCACTCCTGCTGCCATCCACATAGACCGTGATACCTTTGAGTCCTTGCCTCCAGCCCTCCAAATATAATTCCCCAACAACAGACGGATCAGTATCCTTCGGCAAGTTTATTGTTGAACTAATAGCGTGATCAATATGTTTCTGAATCACAGATTGAATCTCAATTCTTTTTGCCCAATCAATCTGGTCTGATTCAACAAAATATTTAGGTGGAGATTTTCTCCCCGTTGTCTCAAGATACTCACGAACATTGTGATGGTAAACTTCAAACTCTTTCCAACGATCTCCAAGGTCATCAACAAAATCTGCTTCTACCTCTTCACTATGATCCAGCTTGCGCCGACGAACATAAGAGTTACGGAACACAGGCTCCAGCCCTGAACTTGTTTGTGATAAAATTGAAACGCTGCCAGTAGGAGCATTGGTAAGGATAGAAATATTCCTACGCCCATACTCTTGAAGCATCGTCAAAATATCCGGTGACAACGTTTGAATAAATTTATTATTCTTTTCCTTCTCCCAATTAAAAACAGGAAACGCACCACGGTCCCTCGCCAAAACGACACTCTCTCTATAAGCCTCTTCTTTTAGAGTTTTATAAATTATATCAGTAACGCCCAACGCCTCAACAGAATCATAAGGAAGCCGCAAGCAAGCCAACGCATCAGCCAAGCCGTGTGTTCCTAATCCGGTACGCCTACCATCTTTACAAGCCTTGAGAAGTTTTAACCACATCTCTCTTTCATCTTGTGTATCGGACACTTCAATAATGTTTTGAAGTTTCTCAGTTTCCAGTTCCACCAAGTCATCAGATAGTCTCATAGAGACACGAACCACATCAGCAAACTTTTCAAAATTAAATTTTGCATCTGAAGTAAAACTGTTCTCTACAAAATTTTTAAGATTGATAGAGATCAACCTACAACTATCATAAGCTGATAGTGGAATTTCTGAACATGGATTAGTGCAGATGGTTTTAAACCCCACATCACTGTAGCACTCAGCGGGTAGATACTTTTCAATATTCCCCCACATCAACAAACCGGGTTCTGCTGTTTTGGTAGCGGAATCAACAATCGTATCCCACAACTTTTTTGCATCAATACTCTTAGCCACAGAAGGTGTATCACTTTCCACTGGAAATTGCAAAGTAAACGATTCATTCTTCTCAACTGCTTCCATAAAACTATCACTTATTTTAATTGAAACATTCGCCCCAGTGACCTTTGTTAAATTATGTTTCATGGTCACAAACTTTTCAATGTCAGGGTGACGAATGTCCATAGTGATCATCAATGCACCACGCCTTCCATTCTGCCCAATCATCCGACAGACATAAGAATAAAAATCTGCAAAACTCCACGCACCCGTAGTAGTGCCAGCAGAATTATTTACCAACGTTCCGCTCGGTCGCAAATCAGATATGTCAAGCCCAACGCCACAACGCCGCTTAAATAAATTAGCGAGATCCCTTCCAGCGTTAATGATAGAAGAGATGTTGTCTTTAGGCGACTCAACCACCACACAGTTTGATAGAGACACGTTGACGTAATCGTTTCCTATCCCCATCATAGGAGAGCCTTGTGGAACAATATATTTAAAGTCTTTCAAGTGTTCATAGATAGTTTTTTCGCTTAATTCGTGTCCTGCATTAAACTTCTTCTCCATTCTAGCAAATTCTTTTGCTAGACGACGATGCATGTCGTCTGGAGTCAACTCCTGTAACACTCCCGCTTTATCCTTAAGAGCATATTTCGTAATCCAAACATTCGCGGCTAACTCATCGCCGCCAAAATATTCTAACGTAGCTTGTTCTGCTTCTAATGCTTTCATTATATTATGTTCCTTTTTTCTGCTGTTCCCTGAAAGTTTTATATCTTTCTTTCAGGATTTCCGACTGGTCTTTGGATGAGGGCACCATCACTGCTTGCGATGCTGCGGTCTGTGAAAGAACCTTGAGAACAACGCTGCGAGTATCTATGAACATGGGAAAGACCATCCCATCTGGTCCGTTTCTATTTTTCGCTACATACATCCTACCCTCATTACTATTTTTATCTTCTACCGTCCGTGAAATCGTACAAATAAAATCCGCAACAAAACATTTATTAAACGCCTCAGAAATAGCTTCCATTGTAATGACTTCAGCATTCAAACCGCTACGATTAGTTTGTGATGCTGTCCAAACTGGAAGCTCGTATAGTTGAGCAATGCTTCGTAGCTCTTCATAAATAGATTCCAGTTCGATTCTTTTCTCTCGCTGAGATTTGACTGGTCGTAACAAATCCCCATAATCAACGATTACCAAGTCGGGTTTAATCCCTCTGCGTTTGAGCCTATCAAGATGATTCTTGATATGGGTTGTCGTCGCTGTCTTTGTGGGATACTCTTTAACAACTAATTTACCCTTAACCTCTTGCACAAATTCATGCACCTTATTTTTATGAGAAAAGATTTGATCGAGAGGGATGCCTGTGATCACACTGTCATAACGAATTGCGACAACGGTGTCAGATAACTCCAAAGTATAATGTACAACCGTCAGCCCAGAGCGAATAGCCTCAGCCCCAAGATGAGCCAGCGCCATTGACTTGCCAACACCAGTAGGAGCGATGATAACACCAAGCTCACCTGTGCCCAAGCCGCCGTTTGTAATCTTATCAATTAAATCCCAGCCAGTTGAAATGGGGTTCCTCGATTTAATTTGAAATCTTTCTTCAAAATCAGCAAGGTAGTCATAACCAAAATTACTATCAGCGCCAAGCTTGAGTGCATCATTAATTGTTTTACTAATTTCATCATAACTTGAACTACGAATCAAACCCACGCATTTTAACATTGCACTTTTTAATTTTTGTTTTTTACAAAAATCTAATGCCACCTCTTTAATATGATCTGCGTTCTCAATTGAAGAGTCCGTCGAAAGAACCCGCGCATAATACTTACGGACCTGCTGCTGCGCCACCTCGTTCTCGTCATCAATCTCAGCCCTGATAACGGTAGTCATAGTATCACGAGACGGGTGTGAGCCATACTTGTCCCGATAAGCGAACATCTTTTTAACAAAAAGCTGGAGGTATCCAAGCTCTAAAAATTCTAAATCAAGCACCTCCACGATCTGGTCTGCGAAGACCCGATCATCTAACATTACCTGTACAAGATTCTCTTGGAAATTTGTTCCATAACGAGAAAAATCAACTTGCTCTCCTGACATTTTATCTCCTAGTCGTCGCGTGTAAATCTATTAAATGTTTGAAACATTGTAGACCAATTGCCTTCACCAAAACCATCCTGAATCATTATCTTCTTCACTTCAGTCTTGTTAAATTCAGGTTTAAAATTCTCAACTGCATATCGTAACTGTGCCTTGCCTTGTACTGGTATGAATGGTGCGTAGAGTTGCATCATCTTATAATTAATTATCACTTTGTCGAAGTCTTCAACGATATTAGTATAGGCTTTTACACTGCTTTCGACCTCGGCACAAAAGGTTTTCACCTCGTCCAGAGTGTAGGTCTTTTGTTCTGCTAAGAAGGGCAACCGCTTGGCAACCGTGGGCAGACCAACGCCGGGTATCCCATCAAGGTTGTCGGATTTGTCACCCGCAATCGCCCTAGCCAATGCAAAGTTTGTTGGATGAACGCCATACTTCTCGACAATCGCTTTCTTGTTCAGAACCTCTTTCTGGATCGGTCTGAACACGACCGTTGAATCATCACATAATTGAAAGAAATCTTTATCACTAGAAATAATAATTTTCTGCCAGTCAGAATACTTTGGATGTTGCACCACCCAGCTAATCAAATCATCTGCTTCAACCTCTGGTAACATCAGTTGAATGATGGGCATATTATTCAATAGCTCAAGCAGTCTGGTTTGCTGCCAGACCTTATTCTCTAGCTCTTCGTTCTCTGTCATGTTGCGAATGTCTCGGTTCAAACGAATCGGTTTCCGACCATCTTTATAATTCTTAACAATTTTCTTGCGGCGGTGCGAACCACCAGGACCATCCCAACAGATAACAACTGCATCGGGTTTCATTTCCCGAAGTTGTTTCTGAAGAATTTTTAAAAACCCTTTCATCCCACCAATAGGTTGCCCATTGGTAGACAACGATGGGTCTACAATGTATGCCCTGAAATACATATTCAGAGCATCAATTACCAATAACCTTTTCAAACTAAACTCCTATCAACAGTCTCTTTACACATAAAAAAACCTCTATCAGTGTTAAACCTAGTATAACACAGACAAAGGCTTTTGTCAAGAACTAATTTCAATTTATACTTCTTGGGTGGGAGCTTCCTCATCACCATCAACATCATAAAAGTTTGATGCATCGCCTTCTCGGTTCTGGAACTTAAGAATAACTTCTTCGTCCATGACTTCTAAGACTCGGCTTCTAAATTTATCATTCTCCAACTTCTCAAGCCAACCAGCAGACTGAAACTTTTCAGATGTGCCATCTGCATATTTTAGAGTGTACCATGCTCCACTGTTGGGAACATTCTCGGTGCCCTTGATAGCCTCTAGCCAACTTTCCTGATCTTGGATACCAACAGAACCACCCCAAAGAATTTTAAATGCACACTGCCGACCCTGAGTTCCAAAGCGAGACTTCTCTAGCTTAACCTTAACCTCGGAACCAATTCGGTATCCATGTGAATCGGTAATGAACGAAGCCTTTGCTTTGCGACCTGTCAACCAAATACGCAAACTATAAGCATAGTGCATCGCCTTACCACCGGGAGTAAAATAAGGAGTAGTCATAGCCTCGGCAACATTGCTGGTTATATTAGTCTTCAATTGATTTAAAACTAAAAGCGTTGCCCTAGCATTGGCGATTGGCTGTACCAACTTCGCCATACCCTTTGAAAGAATCCTTGGCTTGACTGCCATAGAGCTTAAAGGATTAAAATCCCCCGCAATGTCTGTGTTGCTTGGAGTCAGCGCAAGGCTATCCCAAATAAACAATAATCTGTTGTCAGCGTTAGCAACCAATTCTTCAATTGTCTCCAAGACAAACTCAACAGATGCAGCTTGAACATATAAAATATTTTCTACATCACAACCCGCTGCCTCAAGAAACGTCGGATCAATTGCAGACTCAGCATCAAAGTAAACTACATCAATGCCCATCTTCTGGGCGTTGGCTGCTACCTGTGCTGCCATATAAGATTTACCTGTGGACTCAAGCCCTGCAATCTCTGTAACTTTGCCAACCGGGATACCAGCAAGCTTCCCTCGGCACACAATACTATCAAGCCATCGTGACCCTGTGGGAATGTAATCTGTAACTTCAGTTGGGCTTCCGTTGCTTAAGTCAAAGGCGACACTTGAGCCAGCCTTTTTGTTGACAAGCTTTCGCATGTCTGCAATAGATAACTTGCCTGCTTTATTTTTTTCTTTTGCCATTTTGCTCTCTCGTCGATTTAAAATAAGTGAGGCACCTGATAACCCTGTGCCTCCCTGTGGGGCTTACTTGGCGTCTATTTCGTTTGAACAAACTAATAGAACCTTTCAGCTTCGACTAGAACATCTTCTATTGTGTAAGGATTAATGGGCTTACGCTTGTAGCTGCCATTATTTTTACCAGAAGATATAACTCTAGCCGAGTAGATCACTAAACGCCTGATCAACCGAGTTCGATGTATCAGACTTAGTGTCTGTCCCACCATACTTCTGTGTTTCAGAAGAACCCGCCTCGGCAAGCTCATCCGATGCTAGATATTCATCTAACAGCGTCTGAACATTCTCAGGGGTTTTACGATCAAAGAGTGAAGCAATATCTGGAACAGTCTCCAGAAGTTCTGCACACTCTTCTGCCGACAAGTCTGGACAAATCGCAGACGTGCGACGATAAGGGGTCAAACGAGTGACCGGGAACGCTGCACCAGCAGGTTTACCATAATTAATAGTAAGATCCGTGCCAGCGTCAGGGTCCGTAATATCCCCATACTCGGGGTTAAGGACGAGGTTAAGAAGCTGCTCATACACAGTCTTACCATAGCCCCAGATACGAACACCTTTACTCTCTTCGCCACGAACAATGACGGGAGAGAAGAAGCGTTGACGAGCCATAAGGTTCTTCGCCAGCTTCGTACTTTCCTCTGTCTTTTCGTTAAAGAGAGAGCGAACGAAATCATTCAGAGGATCTGCCTCACCGAAATTCCTATACGGACTCAGAAAGCCAGCGTTCTTGCCCAAGTTGTAATGAAACCAAAACTCCTTGAACGGATCACCGTCGGCAGTAGGAACAATACGAATTGTTTGGTCGCCATCTTGCGGACGCCAAAAAGACGAATTCCTTCCACCCTTACCCTTAACTTCGTTAAGTTTACTTCTCATTTTATCTAAATCAATACCCATTTTATTTCTCCTTGTGTTAAAGTCAACCAGCAAATCTTCTGGCTACTAGGTATGTACATGATAACCCATGTACGAGGTTTTGTTAAGAGCTAATTTGAGTATTACGCCAATTTTCAATAACAGTATCGACATGGGCAAACTCACTAACCGCTCCTACTACAGCATTATGATTGAAGACTCGGAAACCACTGTTCTCCAAATCCCAAACCAATTCCAACCCTTCTTCCAAGGTACGTTGATTACCAGTTCCGGTAAGCTTCGTATCGAGGAAAGCAGTTGGAAGATCTTCAAGACGTGCGAAACTCATAGTACGAGTATCACCGTTCTTCTTTACAAATGTTCCTGTGTATGCTCTCATTTTCTCTCCTTTTGTTTTGACCGCTTCGATCATTGTTCCTATAATATAACACAACCTCTAAGGTTTGTCAAGTTCTTTTTCACTTTTTTCTGGAAAAATTTGTATCTCATTCGTGTGAGCCAAGCAGTATCCAAGCGTATCTGCGTAATTTGTTGAATATACAAAGTAATTCACTCGCTGGTGTCCGTTGGCTTTGCGTTCTCTCATCTGTTCTTTAATCTTTCCGAACAACTTGGCATCCTTTTCCAAGACTGAATCGTTAATAGCATAATAATAGTCTAATTCGTTCACTTTGTCAAGGGGAAAAAAGAAACTTTCTTCATTTTTTTCAAAACTCATTACACCGAAGGTAGTTATCCTCGTAGAGTTTAATCGCGGAACTGATTGCTCATGCACAGGCTCAGTGTGTGCGAACACAT